GGTGTTTCTTATCATTGTTTTAACTGCAACTTCAAAGCCAGTTATGTTCCAGGTCGTCCACTATATTATAAATTCCGTAAGTTACTAAGTTGGTTAGGTGCAGACGAAAATACAGTCAAACGATTAGTTATAGATGCCATACGTATACGTGAACTTGTAGCACCAGAGACCCTGGTTGAAGCGGAAGCGGTAGAACCCATAAACTTCAAGGCAAGACCGTTGCCGGAACAAGCACAAGATTTCTTTGCACTAAACACATTCTACACCTTGAACGACGATTGTGATGTTCCGCAAGAATATCACAATGCTGTACTGTATGCATCAACTCGCAAAATAGACTTTGGCAAGTATCCGTTTTATTGGACACCAGAACGACAGCACAATTTGAATCAGCGTGTGATTATTCCATTTACTTGGCGCAACGAAATTATTGGATACACAGCAAGAACATTTCGTGAAGATGTTAAACCCAAATATCATTCCAGCTACGAGCCCAACTATGTGTTCAACACAGACCGACAGCACAAGGACGCCAAGTTTGTTATTGTAGTCGAAGGACCGTTTGATGCCATGGCCATAGATGGTGTTGCAGTATTAAGTAATGAATGCAGTGAAATTCAAGCAGACATCATTGACAGTTTGGCACGTGAAGTTATTGTGGTGCCTGATGCAGACCGGGCTGGCGCTCGGTTAGTTGATCAAGCTATAGAGTTTGGTTGGAGTGTAAGTTTTCCAGTCTGGCAAGAACGACACAAAGACGTAGCAAGTGCAGTAGAAGAATTTGGTAAACTGTTTGTGATCAAGAGTATCATTGAAGCACGGCAGTCGAGCAAATTAAAAATTGAGTTACGCAAGAAGAGAATATATAATTAAACTATGGCAAAAGAATACAATCCTGATTTACAAAAACTATTTTTAGAAATGATGATGCAGGACGCACAGAGTTTTGTGCGTGTGCAAAACATCTATAATCCAGAAAACTTTGATCGTAGCCTACGTGATACTGCAAAGTTTATCCAGCAACACAGCATGGATCATAAGACTCTACCCACTTATGAACAAATTAAGGCAGTAACTGGCGTAGAGCTACGTCCTATCCCGGATGCCATGGAAGGCCACCAAGAGTGGTTTATGACGGAGTTTGAGGGATTTAGTCGCAAGGAAGAACTGAGCCGTGCTATCCTTAAAGCCGCAGACTTGTTGGAAGAAGGCGACTATGATCCTGTAGAAAAGCTAATTAAAGATGCAGTACAAATATCTTTAACCAAGGACATGGGTACAGATTACTTTAGTGATCCACGTGCTCGCATTGACCGATACTTTAACTCAGGTGGACAGGTGAGTACAGGTTGGCCCACTATGGACAAGATCTTGTATGGCGGATTCAGTCGAGGCGAGCTTAATATCTTTGCTGGTGGATCGGGTTCGGGTAAGAGTCTTGTCATGATGAACATTGCCTTGTCATGGTTGCAAGCTGGACTGTCGGGCGTGTATGTAAGTTTGGAGCTCAGTGAAGAACTGTGTAGTTTACGTACTGATGCTATGCTTACAGGCATGGGCACAAAAGATATTCGTAAAGATATTGAAACCACCGAACTTAAAGTCAAAATGGTGAGCAAGAAAGCTGGGCAATATCGTGTCAAGGCCCTGCCAGCACAGAGCAACGTAAACGATATCCGTAGCTACTTGAAAGAAGTACAAATTCAAACAGGTATTAAGGTTGACTTTGTCATGGTTGACTACTTGGACTTGGTAATGCCAGTGTCGGTCAAGGTCAATCCCAATGATCAGTTTATCAAAGACAAGTATGTGGCAGAAGAATTGCGTAACCTAGCTAAAGAACTCAATGTACTATTGGTAACAGCAAGTCAGCTAAATCGATCGGCAGTGGAAGAAATTGAATTTGATCATAGTCATATTGCCGGTGGTATCAGTAAGATCAACACAGCAGACAATGTGTTTGGTATCTTTACCAGCAGAGCCATGAAAGAACGCGGACGTTATCAAATTCAGTGTATGAAGAGTCGTAGTAGCACAGGCGTGGGAATGAAGATTGACCTGGAATACAACATTGAAACCATGCGTATCACCGATCCCGGAGAAGAAGGTCAAGACAGCAACACAGGTGGTTACGGCAAACCTGCTACCAGTATCTTGAATCAAATCAAGACCAACAGTACTGTGACAGAGTCTAAACCCTGGGCCAAACCACAGCCCAAAGAAGGATGGAGTTTAGAAACACCACAAGCTACCCCGGGCAGTAGCGTAGAAAGCACAAAACTCAAGCAAATGCTGTCGGCTCTAAAAGCCAAATCTGATTAACACTTCCATAAATACTACATTAACTGGAGCATACCTTGCAAAAGAAGTCCCGTAGCATTTTAGACGAATTAGACACGTTGCTGGTACACAAAGATCGTGAGAATCTTGTGGAAAGCCGTGCCACCCATGTTATACAGGGTGCAATTAATCTAATCAATTATATTCGCGAAAACTACGATGCTGAAAAAGCAGGGGAGTTGGAACGCCGACTGATCAACAGTATCCGCGCCCAAGAGCCAGAAAAATTTAAGCGTAGTGTCAGGAGAATGCGTAGTGAAAATTAATGAAATATTTGGCGGTGCCAGTTTAGCCGGCATTGGCAAAAATCTATACAGAAGCATTGCTGGAGATACTAATTATCAAACTGATGCAAAGTTTATTACGGCACTGAAAACTAAATTAGCACCACAGGTTGCGGCTGTACAAAATCCAGCAACTCCGGTGGCAACACAACAAGGTCCCAGCACAGCAGGTGCAGTACTTAAAAACATGAGTATTGCTGAAACTGATCCTCTTGTTATAGCATACGGAAAAAAATTATTTCATTTAAACAGCACCGGCGATTGGGCATACTTGGGTTCTGACTTTCCTATCAAAGATCAAACCACAGCCGCATTGTTAACAAAATTTGCAGATTCCCAGGGAGTATAAATGTATTTTCTATATGAAAGTAGCCATACTATATTCAGCAACACCACAGATGTATTACAACAAGATGTGCCTGGTGTAATTGAACTAGCTCGACGTTTGTTACCTTCTGATTTACAAAACAAAGTAATTAAAGATATTGGCTCAGCCGGATATAAAGTTGCATCTGGTGATATTGATCTATTCATTGACGAACGTGCCGCACTAAAAAACTACGGTGTTGAAGATTCAACACAAGCCAAAAAAGCATTACAGACACACCTTCAAGCTCAGGGCATTGATGCTGTAATGAAAGGCCGTAATGTTCACGTAAGTATTCCTTACAAAACAAGCGAAGGCAAATCTGCATTTGCACAAGTGGACTACATGATTATTCCCAATGCCGAGAAAGTAGCCGATTGGCACCAACATGGCCCACGTGGCATGTATGACGATCCCAACTTCAAAGCAAATCAACTGTTCATATTGTTAAACAGTATAGGCAAAGCACTAGGTGTCAAGGTAGATTCATTTGCTGGTACCGTTATGCGTCGAGATGATAATACGGTAGTTGCTGACAATAGAAATGATGCCGCTAAATTATTACTAAATCCCAAGGCCAAGGCTGCCGACCTAAACTCAGTTGCCACAGTAATGGCCGCACTGGCCAACGATCCAGACCGAGAAGCCAAACTGGCACAAGCACGTCAAGATCAAGCCAAAGGTTTGTTAACATTACCTGAAGATATTGCACCGGGCACAGCCGCTTGGTTCCGCAAACTAGGACACAACCTGTGAGATTAGATTTTATTAATCGAATTCTAGTTGAAGCACGTGCCGGTGCCCAACCGCACCCTGAAGATTCAATCTTTGACGGAGCACAAGCAGCCGCACAGGCTCTACAAAGTTTGCAATATGTTATTAAAAATCCTGGTACAGTGACTATCAAATGGGATGGCTTTCCAGCCCTGATATTTGGGCGTGTAAGGGATGGGCGTTTTACTGTACAGGACAAATACATGTTTGACGCCAAGTTCTTTGCTGACAGTCCGGCCAAGTGGCAGGAGTACGATAGTAAAAAAGCATCAGGTAAACTACGTCCCGACCTATATGCTAAACTAGAAAATATTTGGGCCGGTTTAGAAGCCGCGGTGGGTAATAGTCCAGGTTTCTTCTGGGGCGACTTGTTATGGTGGGAACAGCTACCGGAACAGAATGGTATGTATGCGTTTAAACCCAACGTGGTTGAATATCGCATACCCGCTAATACAGGATTAGGTAAAAAGATCAGCAAAAGCGTAGGTGGCGTAGTCGTACATCAATACTTTGCCGATGATGGAGCCGTACCACAACAATGGAATGGTAAAGGTCTCAACATAAACGGTCCTGTGGTTATATTGACTCCCAGTGCCGGCATCAAGTTCAAACTAAATGATCCTGTACAGTTAACAAAAGCCGCCAACCGAGCAGTCTCACAGTATGGACAACTGGCTGAAAGTTTCCTAGCAGAACTTCCCGGTGTGGTACGTCAAGCATTGCAAAAGTACTGCAACAAAAAGATCACAGGGCAAACCGCAGAAGACCTGGGTCCATGGTTACAGGGTAATGTTAGTGCTAAACAATTTAATTTCCTAGTAGGCACAGAAGGACAAGACGGATACTTGGTACGTGAGCAAAAAGGTTTAAATGCTTTATTTGCCGTCTGGAACAGTTTGTACGTTCTCAAGGTTAATCTAGCCGATCAACTGGAACAACAGGTACAGGGCATTGAGCAATCAGTTAACGGCAAACCTGCTGGCGAAGGCTTTGTATTCAATACCCCAACGGGGTTAGTAAAGTTAGTAAACCGCGGAACATTTAGTGCGGCTTTATTTGCTAAAGAGGAGTAATTTATGAACGAAACCGGTGTAGCCAACTACATTGACAATCCTATAAGCCCTATTATAGGTATTCCTGTACGTACACCCATTGACCATCCGATAGGTGTAAGGCCTTTTATTAGACCTCTTAACGATTCTGGTTCTGTTTACAGTGGCCCTATGCCACCTATAACTGGCGTAGCAAACCGCTAAAGCTAAAAATACCGTTTTTTCCTAGTTTGTATAAATAAGTATATGCAGAGATGCACTTATATTAAGGAGATTTAAAAATGGCAATCCAAACACGTTATGCAGGTGATGCACAAGGCGTTAACAACGTTGATTCAAACACAGCAGGTGCTTTAGCTACTATCATTGCAACAGGTTTAACAAAGAACCCAACAGCACTAAAGATTACTGGTTTCGGTACTTTCTCAGCAACTGAGAGCGGTACAGGCGGTCCAGTAGAAGCAATTCTACGTTCAATCGCTATCGATTCTACAATCGTTATGTATCAAGTTGATACTACACAGATCAGCGTTTTAGTTGAAGCTATCGGCACAACTACATCGGCTGTTCAAACTCGCTTACAAACTTTAAATGGCGGAGCCGCTGGTAACATTGGCTTGGCAGCAAACATTTATAGCGGTCCAGGCGTTGCATGTGTTAGCACAGGCGGTTTCAAACTAGCTTAATTGTTGGTTTAACTAAAAACAAAAAGGCAACTTTATGTTGCCTTTTTTGTTGGCCACTAAATATGTATATCATGTCCAGCACTAATATACATCTCTATCAAGGGTTCAGTCTAATAGACATTACTGCCACGGGTGTAATACGAAGACAAGATGCCGATGCCGTTGACCGTAACCAACAACGTAACTGGGAAACAGTTGTACAATGCATGGGATTACGAACACAGCCACATAATATACAGGTACCCAGCTGTATTGATACAGAACTTGACCAATTGGAATTTGGCGATTTTTATTCAGGTGTGCAACGAGTATGGACCTGGTCCTGGACTGTGGAAAGTTCGGGCGTATATGATATAGACCGACCACTAAGTGGTCTGTTGCAGGATTTTGAACAGGTTCCGGTAGTAACTGGCCTGACTGAAACAGCTCGATTTATGTTGCCCATATTTTATCCATATGGTTCCATTAAAAACGTTTATTTCAAAGAGATCAAGCCAAGCTAAATAGTAACATAGATGCTACCAGGCAATCATTAAGGCTCATATCAAGGCAAATACCGGCTCAACAACACATGCATCGCTAATATGAAAGCGACTGGATAAATGTCCACTACAACAGATATAGAAAAGAAAAGTCTTGAAGCCCACGTAGAACTTTGTGCAGAAAGATACTCGGCTTTGGAAACCAAATTAAATCATCTAGACAGTCGAATGGACAAGCTAGAAGGTCACATTGTTGACATCAAAGATAGCCTAACCAAAAATGGCATCGACAGTCACAAAACTATTATTACCATTGGTACTGCTATATTTGTAGCAGTATTGAGTGGTATAATTGGATTGGTGGTACACCTAGCAACCAAATGAAAATAGTAGAACTACTAAACAACATACAAGTTGCTATAACAAACGAACAAGCCGATCTACTTGGCCGCTTTCAACATGAGCCAAGTATAGTAAAGAACAAACTCGATGAACGAGAGCAAGTAATTGCAAATCAATTAACACAACAGGACATCCTGTTGCGCCGTAATGAAAATGGCCAAATCACATACACGAAAAAAATCCCATAAACCGGAACCCAAAGAAGTACGAGCAATATCTAACGCCACAACAGACTACATTAAACAGTGGACTACCCGTGAGCTAGGTAAAATTCAGCAAGAACGCACAAGCCCGTTATGTATACCTGTGAAAAATGGGTATCGTATTGGGCTTTATAATTTAAAAGTTTACCCAAACAAAACATGTGATGTAACAAATCCCTGTGGCGATTTTGTACATCGATTTGATACTAAAATCAGTGCTATACTATACACAATTTACACTATCAAGAATAAATTGTTCAACGCAGACGAAATACTCACCTGTGATCGGTTAATAAATAAATGTTACACAGATATGTTGTCATTGCGTAATACTGTAGAAAAAGCAAGACAGCGCAAAGATTACACAACAGTTGATACCAGAATGCCCAGGTTGGAGATAGCTGAATCTAGGCTAAATCTCGCTCGGGATAAAATATCAAAATTACATAGAACTGCTAAATACTACAAGATATGGGAATAATACATCATGAGACTTTCTGAAATGCGTACCGAAGTAACACCACAAAAAATTAACAAAGTTATGGAAAGCCGCTTTGGTTTTACCATTGACTATGATAATTTGACTTATGCCAAAGCTCAACGCTTGAGCAAGGCTCTTGGTGAAAATATCACACAAATTAAAAAATCTTTTGGCGCACATACTGCCGAAAAGAATAGCAAGTACATGGAACTTATGCTGGTCAAAGAAGGACTAGACAAATGGATGGGTTCCGAACAAGGTTTGTTTGAAAGCGAAATGGGTCGTAGCGAAGCTGTGTTAGCTGCCAAGGACATTGTTGACAGCATTCAAGACATGCTAGAAAAAATCAGTAAAGTACAGAACGAACAGGTTCCTGCACTGATTGACACAATACGAGACCAAATTGGCAGTGAGCAAGCCGAAGCATTCAAAAGTTCTATCAGTCCAACACTGACAGACCTATACACAGCACTAAGTCAGGCACGTGAAACCAGCGACACATCAGTTCGTGTACTAAGCGGCGAGCAAGCGCCAGCCACGGACATGAGCTTGGGTGGTGCTCCTGATGCCATGGGTGGTGCTCCTGATGCCATGGGTGGTGCTCCTGAAAGCGATATGGACAGCGACCTAGGTGCCGCTCCTGAAACTGATGGATTTGATGCCACCGATGCCGCAGTTGGCGGTGAACAAGAACTAGGACGCGAACGTCGTTAATATGCGTATCACTGAAATTATCTGTGAAGATTTAGGTCAACCTCCTACACAAGGACCTGATCTCAATCATAATGATAAGGCCAATGCCCACGGTTACAATGATATTATGAATGCTCTTGTGACAGTACAAAGTCAATTGGTATTCACACATGCAATTCCAAGAGAAGAAACAAGCAAGATAGTTGCCATGGTCAATGCTGACCGTGGCGATAACTCTTTCCGTTGGACCGACTTAAACGATGCGATTAAGTCTGGACAATTTAAAGATGTAGTAGAAAAAATTGAACCAGACGAAAAGACTGGTGTAAATTACGTCTACTTTGTGACACCAGACACACAAGTACAATCCACTGAAGTTGGTGGCAGTACAGGTGCAGGTGGTAGTCCAACAGATTCCGGTAAAGTTGTTAGCCAAATGGCTAAACGTGCTGCCGGCACCTAGTACTTCCTAGTTAAAAATCAATTGACTTATCGGAATAAATACGCTACAATAGCGTGAGGACATACCTATGGCATATAGTAACAAAGTAATTGATCATTATGAGAATCCACGCAATGTGGGCAAAATGGAAATAGACGATACCATAGGAACCGGTATGGTCGGAGCTCCAGCTTGCGGTGATGTGATGAAATTACAAATAAAGGTTAAGGATGGGATTATTCAAGATGCTAAGTTCAAGACATACGGATGTGGATCTGCCATTGCCAGTTCAAGTCTTGTTACAGAATGGGTTAAAGGCAAAACGCTTGATGCCGCAATGGAAATTAAAAATTCTCAGATTGCGGAAGAACTCGCCCTTCCGCCTGTCAAAATCCACTGCTCCATCTTGGCCGAAGATGCAATCAAGGCGGCTGTAAATGATTACCGTAACAAGCACAGCAAGTAAAAAAATCATTGACAACTTGACCCGTCGAGGGCGAGGGGTTGGTATACGTCTGGGCGTTCGCACCACTGGCTGTTCGGGTATGGCGTATGTGTTAGAGTATGTTGATGAATACACAGGTGATCCCGGCACTATCAACTATGCCCAACAAGATTTTGTTGTACTAGTAGATGTCAAAGACAATGTATATCTAGACGGCATGGAAGTTGATTATGTTAGACAAGGCCTAAACGAAGGCTTTGAATTTAAAAATCCCAACGAACGCGATCGTTGCGGATGTGGCGAATCATTTAGAATATAATGCTTATACAAAAATACAATTATGAACCTATCAATAGAGAAACCATTGATGGGAAGAGACACTATTGTCTGCCAGACGGGTCAAAAGTTCCCAGTGTTACCACAATATTAGACAAAACCAAAAGCAAAGAAAGTCGCGATGCTCTGGATCGTTGGAAAAAATCTGTGGGTGTAGAACGTGCCCAACAGATTACTACCGAAGCCGCCAATCGCGGAACACGTATGCACAGCTACTTGGAACACTATGTTAAAACCGGCGAAATGAAAGAATTGCCTGGCAACCCGTTTGCACAACCAAGTTGGTTTATGGCCGCACAAGTAATACTTGAAGGATTTCAAAAAGTAAACGAAGTGTGGGGAGTTGAAGTTCCTGTTTATTATAGCGGGTTATATGCTGGTACCACAGACTCGGTGGGAGTACACAACAACGAAGCCTGCATCATGGATTACAAGCAAACCAACAAACTTAAAAAACGCGAATACATTGGCGACTATTTTATACAGTTGGCAGCCTATGCACAGGCACACAATAACATGCATGGAACCGATATCAAAAAAGGTGTAATTCTCATGTGCCAACAGCCAAAAGAGCTAGAACCGGGTGTTTTTGGCACCCCTGTTTATCAAGAGTTCATACTTGAAGGGCACGAGTTTGAACACTATTGCAACCAATGGAACAAACGAGTAGAACAGTACTATCAAACTTCATAAATACATTATATTTCAGGATTAATGTAAATGGCAATAGTACAAATCAGTCAAATTCAAATTCGTAGGGGTTTGCAAGCGGACCTTGCTGATACTACGCTGGCCAGTGGAGAAATGGGCTGGAGTCTAGATCAACGTAGATTATTCATCGGTAACGGCACAACAGCAGAAGGTGCACCAAAGATTGGACACACCGAAATCTTGACCGAGCACAGCGATTTCTTGGGATTTGTTTCTAGTTATACATTTGCCGGAACTGATGCCGGGTACACCAGTCAAACTGGCTCTACCATTTTAGCGCCAGTCACTCGCAGTTTGCAAAGCGTGTTGGATGACAGCATCAGTGTGCGAGACTTTGGTACTGTGGCCAATGGCACAACAGATGATACAGCCGCACTTAATCGCGCTATACAACAAATTTACATAAGTAGCTTGAATGGTACATATCGTAACATTCAGCGTACCATTAAAATTCCAGCTGGCACATATAAAATTTCAAGTCCTCTATTGATACCGCCTAATTGTGTATTGGTTGGTGATGGCAAAAATAACACCTACATTTCGGCTACTACTGGCACAGCATTTTCTATTTGCGATAGCCTATTCCAAGTCGGTACCAACATAGGTACCAACGGTGCAATATTGCCAGGTGCAATCTCTATTAGAGATTTGGCAGTAGCAACTGCTAGCACAACAGCTCCAGCAGTTTTGGTCAATAAAGCAACAGATGTCACGTTCAACGATGTTAAATTCATTGGTGGCAACTATGGGTTGAGTCTAACTGGCACAAGTGCAGATATCAAACTCAACAACAGTTCGTTCTCAGGATATGCTACTAAGTCAATGTATGTGGATCCTGCGGTCACTGGCATTGTCACCAGATTGCGTTATTTTGACACAACCAACGTAAGTATATCAAGTAATTCAGTGGCATCAATTGGAAACGTGTTCACAGCCGGCGCTGGTGTGTACAAGTACCAGATGAACAATTCAGCAGGTACCGTTTATCGAATCGGTGAACTGAAATACAACAGCATGGGCACAGTGGGTAATGTAAAGTTTGATGACGAGTTTGTTGAACCAACTGCGTATGCTAGCTCATTGACTGCTAACCTTTTTGCTCATGCCAATGGCAATGTTATTTGCTCGACTACAACTCCGGTCACTATAAAATACAATCACACACAATTTATATAAGTAAAACATGTTTCAACAAAAGCCAGAGGACCGCTTGAGGTCCTGGCGCGAATTTCGATCCTCGTTAGACTCAATACCTTTAGAACAAGCACTAGCTCAAACAGCACAGTATTGGGCCAGGGCTCCTTTTACTCCGTATAATCTAGACCCAGATGATCCATCTAGATGGCCCGATCCATGGACATTAATTATGGAAAATACCTATTGTGATGTTGCAAAATGTCTGGGGATCGTGTATACTGTACTATTAACAACGCACAGAACAGAGCTTGATATTGTTTTTCGGCAGTATACCAACCCCGAAACCAATCATGTGTATAATTTAGCTTGGATCAATCAGGGAAAATATATACTTAATATGATTGATGGAGAGGTCGTAAATAACACACAGATCGATAAAACATTAACATTAACCAAGCAGTACCGTGAAGAGTTGCAATTAGAAAATTATTAAGAGAAATCAATGACATCAATCAAAGTTACAAAAAGAGAAGGCCACACGGAAGACCTCGATTTAGAAAAGTTACACAAGGTAGTATTTTGGGCCACTGAAGGCATTACAGGTGTAAGTGCAAGTGAAGTAGAAATAAAAAGTCATATACAGTTTTACAACGGAATTAAAACAGCGGATATTCAGGAAACTCTTATCAAGAGTGCCGCAGATTTAATCAGTGAAGAAACACCAAATTATCAATACGTAGCCGGACATTTAATTAACTATCATCTGCGTAAACAAGTTTATAACAACTATGAGCCTTGCTCGCTGTTGGACCTGGTCAATAGAAATGTAGCATCGGGATTTTATGATCGCGGGCTGTTGGAAGCGTATTCTCAAACTGAGTGGAATATGTTGGATAGCAAGATAGATCATGCACGTGACGAGAACTTTACCTACGTGGCCATGGAACAATGGCGCGGCAAGTATCTGGTTCAAAATCGTGTCACTGGCGAAATATTTGAAACTCCACAAATGGCCTACATGTTAATTGCGGCCACACTATTTCAATCTTATCCTGCTGAAACTCGTTTGCGGTGGGTAAAGGATTATTATGATGCAATTAGTCTTGGAGACATTAGCCTTCCTACCCCTGTCATGGCTGGTGTACGCACTCCTCAGAAACAGTTCAGTTCCTGTGTTCTCATTGAAGCAGACGATAGTCTTGACAGCATCAACGCTACTGCTAGTAGTATTGTCAAGTATGTGAGTCAGAAAGCCGGCATTGGAATTGGCGCAGGACGTATCCGCGCTTTGGGCTCACCAATCCGCAACGGCGATGCTTATCATACTGGTGTAATTCCTTTCTACAAGCATTTCCAAACAGCCACACGTAGTTGTAGCCAAGGCGGTGTACGCAATGGCGCCGCCACGTTGTATTTTCCTCTTTGGCATTTGGAAATCGAAGACCTCATTGTATTAAAGAATAACAAAGGCACAGAGGATAATCGTATACGTCACATGGATTACGGTGTCCAATTCAACAAATTAATGTACGAAAGACTCATTCAAGGTGGCAATATCACCCTGTTTAGTCCCCACGATGTACCGGAAATGTACGAAGCTTTCTTCAATAACCAAGAGCGTTTTAAAGAACTTTATGAACGTGCAGAACGCAATAACAAACTACGCAAGAAAACACTTCAGGCCGCCGACCTGTTCAGTCGCTTTATAACTGAACGCAAAGACACTGGCCGAATCTATTTACAGAACGTGGACCATGCTAATACGCACAGTCCATTCAAAGAAGAAATTGCTCCTGTGAAAATGAGCAACCTATGTTGTGAGATTGACTTACCCACGGTGCCATTAAAAGATGTCAACGACGAGGATGGTAGGATCGCACTATGTACTTTGAGCGCGATCAATTGGGGCAATGTAAAAAGCCCACATGACTTTGAAAAGATGTGCCGCCTAGCAGTACGTGGTTTAGACGCATTATTAAGTTATCAGAATTACCCTGTAAGAGCAGCCGAACTAGCAACACTAGAATTCAGACCACTGGGCGTGGGTATTATTAACTTTGCGTATTTCCTAGCAAAGAATGATGTTAGTTATAGTGATCCACGAGCATTGGCTCTAGTAGACGAGTTTGCCGAGGCCTGGAGTTATTACTTGCTCAAGGCTTCAGCAGATCTTGCCGTAGAACAAGGTCCTTGCACACGTTGGAAAGATTTAAAATCAGCAGACGGTCTCTTGCCCATTGACACACGCAAGGCAGAGATCGATGAATTGGTACCGCATCAAGAACGTATGCCTTGGGCCGAACTTCGCGAGCAAATCAAAACTACTGGTCAGCGCAATGCGACCCTCATGGCTCTAATGCCGGCAGAGACATCCGCACAGATATCCAATGCCACAAACGGTATTGAGCCCCCTCGCAGTTATGTCAGTATCAAGGGCAGTAAACACGGACAGCTACGCCAAGTGGTTCCCGAGTTTCGCCGTTTGAAAAACAAATACGAATTGTTATGGGATCAACAAAGCCCAGAAGGATACCTAAAACTTTGTGCTGTTTTACAAAAGTACATTGACCAAGGTATCAGTATCAATACCAGTTATAACCCACGCTTCTACGAAGATGAAAAGATTCCCATGAGCACCATGTTACAGCACCTGTTGTTGTGCTACAAATATGGTACCAAACAGTTATATTACTTTAATACAAATGACCAGCAAGGTGAAATTGACATTGATAAATTGGCACTGATACCGGTAGACGAGGCTGACAATCAAGAAGATTGTGACAGTTGCGTAATTTAAGGAAAAAACAAATGAGCGTATTTAATATTAAAAAAACAGAACACACCAAATCGCTAGCTTTTTTAGACACCAATGGTACACCGGCAATTCAGCGTTATGATGTATTGAAGTATCGTCAGTTTGACAAACTCACAGACAAGCAGTTGGGATTCTTTTGGCGCCCAGAAGAAGTGGATGTGTTACGTGATGCCAAGGACTTCAAAGAATTAACTGACTTTGAAAAACATATCTTTACCAGTAATCTAAAGCGTCAGATCTTGCTGGATTCGGTACAAGGTCGCAGTCCCAACTTGGCTTTCTTGCCCTTGGCCACCATTCCTGAATTGGAAACCTGGATTGAAACATGGGCATTTAATGAAACTATCCATAGTCGTAGTTACACACACATTATCCGCAACGTGTACGCCAACCCCAGCGAAATTTTTGATGAACTGATGGAGCTGGATGAAATTGTTGCCTGTGCTCGGGACATTAGCCGATACTACGATGACTTGATTGAAGCCAGCGGCTGGTATCGTATGCTGGGTGTGGGAACACACACAGTCAATGGTCGAGAAATTGTAGTGGACATGTACGACCTAAAGCGCAAGCTATGGTTGTGCTTGAACTCTGTAAACGCCTTGGAAGGTATTCGCTTCTATGTGAGTTTTGCTTGCTCATGGGCATTTGCTGAACTTAAAAAGATGGAAGGCAATGCCAAGATTATCAAACTGATTGCACGTGATGAAAATATACATTTGGGATCAACTCAGACTTTATTAAAGTTGCTACCACAGGACGACCCGGACTATGCTGTACTAAAGATTGAAACCAAGGCCGAATGTGAAAAGATGTTCTTGGCCGCTGCCGCTCAGGAAAAATCATGGGCCAAGTATCTGTTCAAAGACGGATCAATGATTGGTCTCAACGAAGTATTGTTAAGTCAGTATGTTGATTGGTTAACTTGCAAACGTATGACAGCAGTGGGATTAGATTGTGGCATGAAGCCAGGATCAAGCAATCCGCTACCGTGGACAGCCAAATGGATTGCCGGCGCCGAAGTACAAGTGGCACCACAAGAAACAGAAATTACCACTTACGTCATTGGTGGTACAAAACAAGACGTTGATAACAACACATTCAAAGGATTTAGATTATAATGATTACAGTATACTCAAAGAACAACTGCCCTTTTTGCGTTCAAGCAAAAAGTCTGCTACAACTAAAAGGCGTTGAATTTGAAGAAATAAAAATTGACGAAAGCACAGAAGCTCGTGAATTTGTTGTAGGTGAAGGGCATAGAACTGTTCCGCAGATCTATAAAGATGGTAAATTATTAGTAGAGGGCGGATTCCAAGGCTTGAAAAAACAAGGCGAGGAATTCTGGTCCACATTGGTATAAATGCTTCAACTGTTCTATCAAGAATCTAGTGAAAGAAACGATGAAGTAGAATCCCATATTCGTAACTCTGGGCGTCATTTTGAACATTTTCATGTTGATTCCCATAGGGACGAGTATGATCATGCCGACGTAGATCCAAGATGGAATGGATGTTTTTGTAATTTACCAGATCCTGCTGATACCAATTGGCCCAAGCTATTTGATAATTATGAATTTATAGCAAGTGGGGCAGATGCCATACTTGCTTTAGATATATCCGCATTACCTGATGTACCACTACCGCACCTATTACCGGGCGCAAAAATTTAAAGGAAAATTATGTTAATCAATAAAGGTTACCAAGAAGGTGACATTGTATGCTTCAAGGTTGTAACAGGCGACGAAATTGTTGCCAAAATTGTAAAACAGACCGCAGAAGGATTTGAAGTAAATCGTCCCTGTACTGTTATTCCTAGCCAGCAAGGCCTAGGTCTGATGCAAAGCCTGATTTCTGCAGATATAAATACTAATGTAACGCTGAAATCTGAGCATATTATTATGCACGGTCCTGTAATACAAGATATCGAAAATCACTATATCCGTACTACAACAGGTATTCAGCCAGCTAAGAGTGGAATAATTACGTAAAAATGCCAGGCCCAAATTTAGTAGCAACAGTTGCCACGTCAACTGACATAACCCCGGGAACCGGAGTAGAAGGTGCCAATGCCCTTGCGCCGGCAGGCCCAGGGTTCGTTATGGCCACAGCCGCCACAGTTGTTTGTGAATATTTGCCAGTTGCTAAAGTGGGAGATCCTGTAAGTCCACACGGTAATTTTACCAATCCCAAGTTGCCGGGATTCAACCCCATGTGCGGTTCAGCAGTCATTGTTGAAGGCGCTCCTACTATACTGGTCAATGGTCGACCAATGGCAGTAGCAGGCCCGCTGGGTAGTCTATGTAGTTGCGGACATTGGCTACAAGTTCCTCGTGCCAAACGCACACTGACCAAGGGTATATAATGGCATCGGCCGCAACACTAAATGCCACTGCCACCATCGTCAACGGACACGGACTAGCTGCCAGTCCGGATCTGGCATCGGCAATTTCAATTTATCAAAATCATACACCATTAACGCTGTTGGCCAACGTATACAATAACGCAACAACTGATGGCAACGTGGCCAATGTTATTGTTCCGTTGTTGAACAACATAAACAGTGCCTCTGTCGGGCACTTTTTATTAAACACATATCCTTCTAATATCACACCTGCTTGCAGTGGTAGTGTATCATACTACGCCAGTGAAGGACTAGCAAATGCAACTGGCACTATACAAAGTCAGGCAAATTATCCTTTTAGAAATGGCCTAGCTGGGTTTGCTAGCGGCTTTGGCTTATGTTATGGAAGTGCAAGCGGATCACTAGACACAGTTGGCTCGTTGGGTATGTTGTCTGGAAAAACCTATGGCGATTGCGGAGTTGGATATACAGGAATTACAGATTTGTTAACTGGTGGTGTTGGTAGCGAAGCCGCTTTGATTGGATCAATAGTTGCTGGTTGGGGCACAATGTATGATGCAACCAATATTAATTTAATTGCAGATCCGTATGTGTTTGGTCAAAACTTATTGAATCAAGGTCTTGGCAGTTACGGTAATTTAAAAAATAAACTAGAAGCTGTTGGGCTAAACACCATAGATATCACACAGCCGCCACTGACTGGAACTATCAGTTATCCGGGCGACAGCGAAATAACACATTCATCGTTTATTGGGCAAATTACATTGCCCACAGTGGACAATATTATAGAAACTACCACAGCCACAGGAAACAGTCCTGAAATACTCCGGGCAATTTATGCTACCATAACCGGCAGTGATTTGGCCTCAATTGTATCAGCCACAGGATTTGCTAATAAAAACAATAGTTTGGTAACATTGGCAGATTACATCAATTTTAATAAAGTAGTTGGATCGGTTAATGTGACCCAATTGGCAAAATACAATGTAGCCACATTTGCTGATTTTAGCGGATACCTAAACAGTCGACTCAGCAAACAACCGCAGACTTTTAACAGCTGGAACAGCATCTCAGAGTATCTGCTGTCGGTATCAGTTCCAACCTTGTTGCACACCACTACCACAGCAAGCACCCCGGTATTAAATCCTGGAACTGCCAGCACATTAATTGCACAGGTTGGGTCTGGCAATGGGCCGTTTGGCAATCCAGTCATGTCAGATTATTTGGGCGCAGTTGCCGGTATACCATATGTGGATTGTCTCACCACAGTCAACGCAAATTACAACTTGTTTGCTGGCACAATTACACCGGCAATGCAGGCATTGGACAAGTCGATCATGGACACATACCGTGATTATTGGGCAACTGGCACAACTACCACCGACCCAGACACCGGGGCAACATCAACCACATATGGTAATGTAACTACCTCGTATGTAACAGCAAACGTTGGCAAGGTTGTTGCCAACTTAAATTCAATTACTGCCAACTCGGCATTTATCAATGCTCAAACAGCATATTACAAAATGCTTAACAGTATAACTTCTGAAGTTGGAAATTTATCCAGAGCCGGTATTAAATTTACCAGTGGCAGCGGCACTACTATGTTGTTGTCATTTGGCTCGGGCATTGGTCAGTATGGTAGTCCAGATTCATCGGGACTTGGAGCAAATCAAATTATTGGCAAGCTGATCACCAATGATGCGTATGGAGATACTATTCGTGCAGTCATTGCCGAATCAACAAATAGTCAATCTACTGCAACAAATGATCCAAATCCAAGACAGGCATTGGCACAGGCCAGCACCCAAGGTATACCATTAACTACATACTTATCACAGAATAAGTAGGGTTATATTGGTAGCTTTTTGCTCAGAAACGCTACTTACCTTGACTTTCACAGACTTATATAGTATTATAATGACATAGATATGGCCGTAAATATCTAACACCTCGAAAAAGGTGTAACTCTAAAGGAGGACGAAGTATGAAAAAGATGATTTCAATCGTCGCATCAATAATCGCCCTGACCGTAATGGCACCCGGTCATGCAGAAGAAGTACAAGTAACACAAGTATCATTTTTTGATACTGTTGCATCGCAAGCAAAGGACCGCTTGGACATATTGGTAGATGTTGTTATGAAACCCATAGTAGACATCAACATATCAAGCAAGGACGTAGAATGCCTTGCAAAGAATATCTATTACGAAGCTGGCAGTGAGCCAGAAGAGGGCAAAGTGGCAGTGGCCATGGTAACCATTAATCGTGTTCGCGATGGCCGGTTTGGTCGATCAATTTGCTCAGTGGTGGAACAACGCACAGTCATGGTTCGTGAACGTGCTGTCAAACGAGTAGAAGTAGTCAGTACAGGTTGGTTTGGTAAACCGGAAACACGTACAGTAACTGAAATCAAAATGGATCAGGTTCCGGTTTGTCAGTTCAGTTGGAAATGTATGTTTGTGCGACATCCAAAATCAACCAATCAACGTTGGGCTGAAAGTCAACAGGTGGCTGAACAGATACTCAAGGGTGACTATGTTCACTGGCAAGACAAGTATGGAGATGCATTGTACTTCCATAACACGTCTGTTCGCCCACCGTGGTCTAAAACCAAGCGGTACGTGGCTCGCATAGGCGGACATCTGTTTTATTCGGAAACAAATAAAAGTTAATGTTTTTTCAAGTTTTTGAGCGTATGAAAAGTCTTGCTGTCAGACACCGTGGCAAGACTTTTACTCCCAGGCAATTCACACACCTATTACGTATGCAGTTTCGTGACCCACAGTTACGATTCACCTGCGGTCGGGATGACATAGTAGTTAACAAAAACTTCCACATCCAGGGCACGTACAATCCTGGCGACGATGAAGACAATAAACCCTGTATCTCAATCGGCTTGATGTTCAGTCCAAGATGTCGTCGTGTGTCTTTCAAAGACTATGATTGGAACGAAATGAGTTTTCATATTGCAGATACCATCACTCACGAATACCTGCATCAGTATTATTGTCGCCAACGTGGATTTGAATTTGGCCGTGGATATCGCACAAACAAACTTCTACGCTACAGTGACACCATGAAGGATTATCTAGGATGTGAAGATGAAATACTGGCCTATTCATTTAACATTGCAAGTGAAATGATAGTTTACAAACGGCATATGGTGTTAACAAAAGTGTACAGAATGTATCGCCGATATTTTAAGCAAGATCGTAAAGTTATGCTACAATTAGAAAAACAAACGAATAAGTATATTAAACGACTGGAGCTATCATGAGTAAATTATCCGAAGAATTAGCAGTTGAAGATGGCATATACAATGATCAGGACATTGGCGACGAGGACTATGGCTTTATACTAGGACCCGATGGAGAACTCAAGTCGTTATTCTTACCCGATGTATTGCCTTTCAAGCAACCCAAAAATGTCTACAAAATTTTAAAATTGTTTGGAATCCGCGACCCTGAGCAGTTGGACAACGATACTCTGCACTAGTTGACCCAAAATTCACGATATAGTATAATTACTATATTATGAAGAATAAACAACAAATCCCGCGCAAAACCCGTGCCCACATGGTGTTGTTTTTTCACGACACTCCATTCAAGCCCAAACGTGTTGAGCGCAAGGACTTGTACCAGCGACAACCCAAGCACAAAAAGAGTGCAGATCCAGGTTGACCCAAAAATCCATTTAATATATAATCATTGTATTGTAGTTAAAAAGGAGTTCAAGATGGCTTACACCGTTTTCCAGCACGATACCAAGTGGGAACCACGCAAAGGCCTAGAAGGTCCGTTCCATTATCCCAATGGTCAAGTCTTGTACTACGATCCCCGAGAAGGACAGTACTACGATCCTACCACTGATTTTTACGTCAGCAATGAAGATGTTGCAGATTTACAACAGACTATTTTTGACGCTATTGCCAAGGACTACCGCGATCCTTGGAAATTTGTGACTGTTTGATTTTGGTTGACTCAAAAAGGCCAAAATGCTATACTATGGGCATAGTAATTAATAAGGAGTAAACGATGAGCGAATTACACCAACTGATTGTCGACGCCTTGTCTATGGGAATGTCAGATCGATCCATCATTGAGT